CCTGGCTCAGCTTGTAGCTCTGCAGCAGGAAGGCGGCGTCGGCGGCTTCCTCACTGGCGGTGAGCTCCTGTACCTTGGGCGGCTGTGCGTTCAGCCAGGACTGGAAGTCGGGAGTGTTGATGGTCTCGCGCCAGTCGGGATGCTGGGCCTCGAGGGCCTGCTCCTGAGCGCGTAGGGCTTGTTCCTGGGTCTGTGCCTGGATGGGGATGAGCTGCTGCTCGAGCTGGCCGATGCGCTCCTCGTACTGGCGCTGCATGGCCCCCATCTGCTGCTCGACACCCTTGGCGATCTCGGGAAAGTCCTCCTTGAGAGCCTTCCACTCGTCGTCGCTCATCCTAGAGCCTTCGGGGTTGTCACTCTCACCCTGGCCAGGCTCTAGTCGGGGCTGGCGGCGCTTATGCAGCTGCTGGTTCTCCTGCTCGAGCTGCTGAATCTTGCGCTGCAGGGCGTTCTGGCGGCCCAGGTCGGACTGGTAACGGTGCTGCCAGCTCTGGGCCTCCAAGCGAAGGCGCTCGAGCTTGGCCTGGGGATACTCGTCTTCACCCTCGCCTTCGGCGCCGGCCTCGCCCTCGGCGGAGAAGCGGCCCTGATCGTCGCGGGGCGGCTCGCCGCCCTCACCCTCCTGGCCCTCGTCGCCCTCGGCGGGCTCGTCCTCGGCCTGGGGATCACGGGGCTCGACCGGCTCGTCACCCGAGAATTCGTTGAAATATTCGTCAGCCTTGGCGTCGTCGAACTCTTCAGCGGGGGCGTTGTTTTCTTGACTCATGTGTCACTCCAGCGGCCCTCACGGGCGGCCATCGGTGGTTCAGGTGTAGGTATCGGCGACGACCGTCGGCGCGTCGTCCGGTGCTGCCAGGGCAACCAGGTCATCCAGGGCACCGATCCGGCCACGCTGCTGCTCGCTGTCGTGGTCATGGATCAGCCCCTCGATGGCCTCGTCACGCTGTGCCTGGGCCCACTCGAGCACCGCCTTCCAGGTGTCCGAGCGGGAGTCGATCTTGTGGGTCGGCTCAGCCATAGCTGTCGAACCCCTGCGCCATGTTCTGTTCGCGCGCCTGGCGGTCGTTCTGTTGCTCGGTCAGCTCGGCGGCCGTCTTGTCGCGCTCGGTCTGCAGCTTGGCAGCGGTCTGCTGCATCTGTGCCTCGAGCTTCTGCGACTCCAGGCCAGCCTGCTGCTCAAGCTGGGCGAGGGTGATGCCCTCCTTCAGGGCGATCTCCAGGCGCGCCTTTTCCTGCTCGGTCTGCAGCTTGGCGGCCTCGAACTGCTGTTCCCACTGCTGCTGCTGGCTGCGCAGCTGGAAGTCCTGCTGCTGCTGCTGGGCCTTGGCCTGGGCCTCCTGCATCTTGAGCTGGATCTCGGCTTGCTTGAGCTGCATCTCGGGATCGCCGGCCTCTTGGGCCTGCTTCTTCTTCTCCTCGATCTCGCCATCCGGCAGGGTGACCTGCTCGTAGGGCACCTCGAGGGCCTTGGCCAGCTCCCGGTCCAGCCCCTTCCAGTCGCGGCGGATCGCCATCTCGGGGTTGCCGGCGGAGATGCTTGCGTAGGCCAACAGGCTCTCCTGCTGCTTCTCACGTACCAGCAGAGCACCGGAGCCGCGGGCATCGACGGTGTAGTCGCCCTTGATCGCCTCGTCATCGCTGTACTGCATGTTCCAGTCATAGAAGCGCGAGATGGTCGGCCGGGTGATGTCGTCGTCCCAGTTCTTCACCGCGCGGCGCAGCACGATGTTGGCCGAGTTCATCAGCATGGCCATGCCAGAGCTGGTGTCGGTGACGTGGGAAGCCTGCTCGCCCTGGGCGATAAGCGGCAGGTTCGTCTCCTCGTCGGCCAACTGGCGGGCCATGGTGAAAATGTTGGCGAACTCGGCCTGGTGATTGGGGATCGTGAAGCTGGCGAAGGCCTCGTTGACGCTGCGGTTCTTGTCGTTGAGGAAGTACAGCTTCTTCTTGCCAGGCTGGCTCGACCAGCTACCGTCTGCCGGCTGGATCAGGTGCCGGTTGGCGACGATGATGTCGCTGGCCGAGCTGCCGGCGTTGTCCAGCATCATCCGCCAGGCGGCGTTGATGACCCGCTGGGGTTGGCGCATCAGGTACGGAATACCGAACCCGAACATCGCCGACTCGTCCTTCTCCCAGTTGAAGACCGAAAAGGGCCGATCTTCGGTATCCATGGGGTTGAGGACCACCTTCAGCACGTTGTTGCCGCTGAAGAAGACGACCGCCTCGACCTCGTCGTTGAGCTCGTCCACCTCCTCCTCGGTGATCTCCTCACCGGCCTCGCCGAAGGCATCCAGCAGCTCGGCCTTGCTGATCGGGCCGTGGTACTCCCACACCTCGTACTTGTTGGTGGAGTTGATCGAGTCCACCCCGGTGATCGCGCGGATGTCGTTGGTATGGTCCTTTGCGATCTGGCTATTGTCCTTGCCGCCCTTGACCACAGCACGCAGCTGCTCGTCCAGCACCCCGGGCATCCGGGCGAATTCGCGCAGCTGACGCTTCGTCCAGAGGTGGCGCTCGAAGATGAACTCCGCCTCCTCGATGTGGCGGGCGCTCATGTCGGGGAAGAAGTCCCAGGGGTCCACCCGCTCGGCAGATGGCTCCAGGGCCTCCTGGATGGTTAGCTGCGAGATGCCGCCCTGGGTGTCCCAACGCTTCTTGGTGCGCCCGACGATCACCGGTCCCTTGATCACCCCGGTGCCAAGCAGTGCGGCGTCGTGGATGACGTCGCGGCACTTGATCTGGTAGCGGCCTTCCTGGAGCTGGTCGTTGATCTCGTCCTGCATGGCGCGGGCCTTCTTCTTGGCCACCCGCTTGACCTGCTCAGCGATCTGACTGAGATCGACGGGCTCGCCGTTCGGCCCCAGGGCCGTCTCGCCAGGCTCCACCCCTTCCAACTCCGGCACCGGCGTGGGCCCGATGCCCCAGTTGCGGTCGTCGGTTGGGAACAGCATGTCCTGCAGCCGGGCCTCGGCCGCGTTGGTCTTGTTACGGGTGATGTTGACGAAGACCTTGCTGCCCTCGGAGTCCTGCAGGTTGGCCGAGGTGACCGGGTCGTACTCGCCATGGTACTGACGCAGATCCTCCAGCCAGCGCTGCTCGAGGCTCGCGCGGCTCTGAACCTGCTCATGGGCCATGCGCGTCAGCCGGTGGGCGAAGCGCTGCAGGCGCTCGGCAGTCAGCTCCATCTCGCCCTGCTGGTCGGTGTCGTGTACTTGGTCTGTCATCAGAGCCTCACGGCTGGGGTCGGTGTCAGTAACCAGTGGTGGCGTCGGCGACCACGCGGGCTTGGACGTCCTGCTTGATGCGGACCGGCTCGGCAAAGGTCAGGGCTAGGGCGTCGCCAGCGTCCGGGCTGCGTAGCCCACGCTTGGCGATGTCTTCCTTGCTCTCGAGGATCCGTCGCTGGTTGCTGTCATAGCGATAGGCCGGCCCGCACAGGTCGGCATGCAGCGCGTCTCTGTCGGGGATCATCACCGGGGCGGTGTCGTCGATCAACCAGTCGCGCATCAGCCACCACATCTCGGCACGCTTGTTGCGATAGAGCTCAGGGTCGCCGGCGGCGGCACCGAAGTTGACAGCCTCGACGATGTCGCCGTAGCCAAGCTCCTCGAGGCGGTCCACTACCCCGGCGCCCAGGCCACCGACATCGATGGCCACCTGGGCCGGCTTCTCCTTCTTGATGATCGAGGCGACGATGCCAGCGATCTCCATGGTGGAGCGCTTGGTGTACGTCTCGAGCGAGTAGGCCGCCCGGTTCCGCCGGCGGATGATCGCGGTGCGGTCGCTACCGAACCTGGCCGGGTCCACGCCGATGATCAGCGGCCCGCTGCCCAGGCACTTGTAGCGGCGGGCGGCGATCACCGGCTCGGGCGTGATCAGAGTGTCGCCCCCAGAGACCTGGAACGCCTCCTGGGCGGTCATCGGGTATTCCTGCTTGAAGGCACTGGTGCCCTCTATGCCGTCGGCGGAGAGCTCGGCGATCTTGAAGCGCCGGAACTGAAGCTGCTCGTCGTCCAACCCGAACAGCTTGACTAGAACCTCCTCGGCGTCCGTCCTGACGAAGCCCTCCAGCACCGGCTTGCGATACTCGGCCTGCCAGTACCAGGGCACGAAGATCGCCAGGAACTCACTCTCGCCGGCCTCGGCCGCTTGCCACTGCTGGTGGAAGTAGTTGCCGATGCCGTTGGCGGTGGACTCGAGCACCACCTCGGTGTCCGGGGCGTCCGGCACCGCCTGTAGGATCCCCTTGGCGTGCTCCGAGGCATGTGGCCAGAAGGCCACCTCGGAACCGTGGAAGTACTGGATTGTGGTGCCACGGCCAACGGACTTGTTGCCGGCGGTGCCGACCTTGTAGCCCGAGTCGAGGCGGTCGAAGTACAGCTCTCTCGCGTTGGAGGCGCCGGTCGAAGGCCTGACTAGGGCCGGGCAGTTGTCGTGATAGCGCTCGGCCATCTCGAACAGCGCCCCGGTGGACTCCGCCTCGTGGGTGAGGATGAAGGAGCGTACCCCCTTGCGATGGCTGACCAACCAGTAGAAGCGCCCCTCGGTGTAGGTCGAGGCGCCCTGCTGGCGACCCTTGAGGATCAGTGCCCGGACCTTGCCGGTCTGGCGTTTCTGCTCCTCGAGGCAGGCATGGATATGCCGCTGGGCCTGGTTGAGCTCGAAGGGCTCGACACGGCCGCTCTTGGAGCGGATCTTCAGGGCCCTGGGGGCGTAGTGCTCGAAGTCGTCCTTCAGCCGCCGGCGGATCGTCAGCTCGCGCTCATTCACTCGAGCGCCTCCAGGGCATCCTCATGGCTGATTGCCAGTCCGCCGGACAGCTCCTTCTGCTCCTTGAAGGCCTGGACATCGACGTGCTTGCCGAGCAACTCCAGGTTCTTCACCTTGTCCGGCCACTTGATCTTCTTCAGCAGACCAATCATTTGGCGCTCGCCCCCGGAGCCTTCCCACAGCTCGGATAGATCCATGCCACTGACGTAGGTGCGCCAGGCCGTAGGCCAGTCACGTACCGCCTTCACGCTGCCGTCATCGCGGAGGATGTCGGCCACGTCCATCTGGTCGATCTCTACCAAGCGATGAAGCACATAGGCTGCGTCGATCTTGGTCTCTTCGGAGCGCTCGGCTTTGGCCGCGGCGATGGCGTCACGAACTGGCGCTTTCTGTAGCAGCTGGTAGGCGGTCTCCGACGCTCGCTTGTCACTGTACCCGGCGCGGATCGCTGCCTGGGTGCCATTGAGGTCTACGAGATACTCTTCGACGAATCGCTGCTGCTTTGCAGTCGGTTTGCGGGCCATATCGTTCACGCGGGCCTCACGGCCGGCGTCTCCATTGAATAGGGTGATGCGATGGCCGGGGCTGGTATCAGTCGTGGCTTCCCGGCTTTAAAGTGCCAGCGATCACCGCATCAATGTGCCGGGCGTCTCACGACGAGCCGGCGGGTGCGGGAGGTGCCTCACGGCAGGTCCCTATCCCCTCGGGGATTCGGTTGGGTTTATAAAGCCTGGCGGCGGGGCAGGTTCAGTCTTCCCCCGTCAGATCACCTCGATGTGGTCGGGCGTCACGCGCGGAGCATTAAGCCCCTTGGACTGGATCTGCTGCTCGACGGTCTGGTCGTCACTCACTTGGCAATCCCCTTTATCATTCCCATGAAGCCGCCTGGCTGTTGTCCGGCGGCCACCTGCTTGTCTTGCGAGCGCTTGTGGACATTGATCCCCAGCACGGCAAGCGCCACGGACCACATCGGCGTCAGTGCGGTGATGGACTGGGCAACCGTGCCGGCCTCCTCCGGGGTGGCGATGATGGTCCAGCCAATAGCGATCGACTGCAGTGCCCAGGACACGGCAACCAGGTAGCCGAAGGTAGGACGCCAGCGGCGCACATAGGCGTCATCGGCTTTGGCTTCGGTGCGGATGGTCTCGTTGACCTCAGCCAGCCGGGTCGTCTCGGCCTGCAAGGTGAGGCTCATGATCTCTCGCTTGTGATCCTGTTCGAGACGCTTGAGCCGCTCCGCCGCCTCCGGGTCCGCCTGCAGCGCTTGTTCCACCGCTTCTGGCCTTGCTTCCACGCCCAGAGCAGTAGCGACGATACGACCCACTCGCTCGCCAGCCTGGCCATATAACAATGACCCAGCCATCGGCGCGGCTTTGCCCACCGTCTCTGCGACATCTTTCCACTCCATTACTGGTCCTCCAGGCGAGACACGCGGCTGTCGATAGAATCGATACGGCCTCTCATCTGATCGCGGTACAGTTG